CAACAGGAAAACTGAGAAAAAATTATGCGGAGAAAAAGCCTAATAGTTGGGTAAAAGGATCAAAGCAATACGAAAGATTAGTTAGAAGATTAAAAAGAGAACAGAAATGAAAGCAGGGGATTTTTTAGCACTAGTATTTAAGAGGACAGGGATTAAATGGCTAGTAAATAAAATTTTGATCGATTGGCTTGGATATGAAAGTTGCGGGTGTAAGGAGAGGCAGGCTAAAATAAATGAGATACATATTAATTGGGAGAAAAAATGGTTAGATTCTTAGAGGAAGAGTACAAACAATATTCTCAGGTTAGGGAAAAAAAGAAATTAGATGCAGATACTCAGGAAGTAATTGCAACTCTACACGCTAAATATTTTAAGCATAGTTTTTATAAGCCTTGTTCTTGTTCAGGAAAGACTTGGCAGCAATGGGTGGCTCAGTTAAATCATATTTATGAGCGAGGGCATTCTTAAAATCCAAAGGCTCGAACAAGCTACTATTTTAATACTAAACACATTTTCAGGATGGGACTTAGAATGGACAGGGGATGATAAGTTTTACCCTGTTGATGCGATCGGATATACTCCGAAGGGTTTTTCGTGTGCTATGGAAATGAAGTTTAGAAATAAATACTATCCTACTAAAATGCTTGAAGTAGATAAGTACAATCGGTTAATGAATATGAACGTAGACGTAAGGTTGTATTTTGTAGGGGATACTAAGGGCAATTATATGTTTTGGCTAGATGATCTTAAAATGCCCGAAGCAGAGAAGATGTGGTGCCCTTCAACTACTCTTTGGAATAATCAGAAAAAAGAAAAGCTAGTTTATATGCTAGACGAAAAAAGTTCAGCAGAAACTTTGGTTTATTAAATTATTTTTATATCTTAGATTCAAATTAAAACAATGAATTCTGAGAGATATTATTACTACGAGAAAATCGATAGGGTAAAAGATGCGGAGTTAAATTCTGACCTCGCATTTATCATAGAGCAATTAGGGGAATGGAGCAAAAAAAGTCCAAAGAACGAAAGTCTTAATAAATTAATTAAAGCTTTTATGAATTGTTACTCTATAATGCAAAGCTATCAAACTGATAGACAGATGTACCACAAAGCACTTAGTGAATATAGATCGGATAAATTGAGAGCAATAGATCGGGCGAGAAAGAGTGAGGAGAAAGAACCTCAAGCTGACCTGAGTAGTTTAACAATTAAAAATAACAGTGATGAAAAAAAGTAAAAAAGAAATTCAGAAAGAGTACGAATTAGTACACGAGATCTTCGAGGGATTAAATATGCGACAGATGGATCATTTGCTGCATTTAATGAGTGATAACATACTGATACCTCATTGGGATGGGAACGAGATTCAGGAATTAAAAGTATTAACTAGCCATATTAATGGAAATAAAATCGGACTGATTACAGATCAATTCGATAAACACGCAAAGGAACAAGACTAGTTATGGTGGAAATAAGAATGCTTAACGGAGATGTTTACCAATTGGAGGATCTCGAGAAAAAAATGCTAGACGATAATTTTTATTACAATACCCTTAATAGGCATATTGCTCTGAGCAGTTCATCTATTAAAGATCTAGTGCCTCCTAAAAGTCCAAAGGCTTGGTATTATGGGAGTGGAAAGAAACCTAGCGATGCATCTTTAAGAGCGGGGCAGTTATTCCACAATGCTATATTAGAGCCTGAGAAATATGAAAAGCTGAATTTCTCTAAGTATAAGACGAGAACCTCTGCGGGATTTAAAGCAGAACAGGAGGAGGTTGAGGGAGTTTTATATACTAAAGCAGAGAAAGATTTTAACGATAAATTATTATCCGAGTTTACTGTGAACAAGAAGGCTATGGATAAACTTAGGGGGTGTGATTTCGAAGTACCCGCAGCGGGATATATTGATGAAATACCCTTTAGAGGAAAAGCTGACATAGTAAATGATAGGGGGGCGATTATAGATCTAAAAACTACAGGAGACCTAGAGGACTTCCCGATTTCAGCTTATAAGTATGGTTACGATATACAATGCGTAGTTTATTGTGAACTGATGGGCGCTGATCCTTTGGATTATGAATTTATAGTAATCAGCAAAAATACTTACGATATTGGTTTCTTTAAGGTGGACAAATCTTTTGTGGATCAGGGCAAGGAGAGATTAAAGGATGCTTTGAATGTATATAAAAGCATATTTTGGAATAAGACTGATGAAGAGATCAGGGAGATACTAAACGAATCTAGTTATGAAAATACACTATATTCGAGATATAAATACAAAAAAAGAACTCAATGAAAAATAAAAGAGCATATAAATTTCAGAAATTCGCAAGAGACATTAAGAAGTTGACTAACATCGATGTCTTTTCGAATGTAAAGGGGAGCAGGAGTGATCGGAATGCATTCGCAAGAGCGATCCTAAATCAATTATTCACTAAGTCTACGAAGGTTTGGACGTTAATTGAAATTGCAAACCTATATCGGGAGAACGGAAAGAATATGGATCACAGTACTGTATTACATTCTCTTAGATCTTTTGAGAGTTACTTGATGTTACCTATGGAAAAGCAAATGCGAGAAATGGGGAGACCATTAAAAGAAGTTTATTACAGAGTACTCTTAGGCGATTTCAAAGAATATAAGAACGAAATGAGAATAGGGGACAAAGTAGTTTATTTAGATCCTGAACAGGAGAGAGAAGTAACTAATTTAATTAATAGTTATGCGGAAGAGAATATTAAAAAGTATATTGAAATAATAGAAAGTGATGTTTAATTTAAATTTTATAACAATGAAAAAAGTTAATACTATTTACGAAACAAAAGAGTACGATAATTTTAAGATGTTAAAAGAGAATCGAGAGATCAAAAAATCTCACGTAGATTATTTTGTGAGAGAGTTGAAAGAGAATGGACAACAGATACCATTAAAAGTAAACAGGAAAAATCAAATCCTAGAAGGGCAACATAGATTTACTGCTTGTAAAATACTAGAAATTCCTTTTAAATTCTTTTATGAAAATGAAAAAGTAACTAGAAAAAAGCAGTTACTGAATTTAATTAATTTACAGAAGGGGTTGGATTGGTCTTTACAGAATCATTTAGATACTCAATGTACGATCGGAAATCAAATTTATATTGCCTTTAGACAATTAAGAGAAAAACATTCAGAGTTTACTCTATCTACTATTGTCACGTTAGTTGAGGGGAAGTCGGGTGGCAAGTCTTTTAGAGGGGGAAGGTTAACTGCAGACAGATTTATGGTAGCAGATTTCCTTTTATCTTCTGCTAAAACTCTAAAGCCTTTTTACAAGTTTTATAATAGAGCAACCTTTGTAGTGGCATTAGATTCATTATCTAAACATAAGGATTTTGATATGGACTATTTTTTAAGTAAGTGCAATACGTATTCGAATATGCTAGTAGGTTGTAATGGAAGAGATGCTTACAAGGATATGATCATTCGGATCTATAATTTTAAAAGAAAAAATAAAATTCGTTTTATATGAAAGTAAAAATTGATAAAGTAAAAGAGAATAGCAGCAATCCTCGATTTATTAAGGATCATAAATTTAGAAAGCTAGTAAAAAGCATTAAGGACTTTCCTGAGATGCTAGAAAAGAGACCTATCGTAGTCGATGAAGATTACGTGGTACTCGGAGGGAATATGCGATTAAAAGCGTGTAAGGAGGCAGGATTAAGTGAAGTGAGTATCGATATTGCAAAAGGATGGACAGAGCAACAGAAGCAGGAGTTTATTATAAAAGACAATTCCTCTTTCGGGGAATGGGATTGGGATACTCTTGCGAATGAATGGGATACTGAGAAACTAGAAGAGTGGGGATTAGATCTACCGATATTAAATGACAAGCTGCAAGTAGATAATGGATCAGAACCTGAGATAGTTATTACGGAGGAAATATTAGAAGAGCATAATTACATTGTTTTTACATTTGACAATAAGTTAGATTGGCAAGTTGCTAAGGAAATATTTAGCATAGAGACCGTAGTTAAACCAGGATATACTGAAACTTATATGCAAAAAGGTATTGGAAGAGTAAAAAAGGGTAAAGATCTTTTAGAAATAATTAATAAAAAATAATGGATTTCAAGGTTTATATTCCATCGAAGGGAAGAGCGGGTAAAGTAACAACTGATAAATTATTTACAGAAAGCTATATAGTTTGCCCGGAAAGTGAGACAGAAGATTACAAAATTCATCACGATAACGTTATAGGAGTACCTAATGAAGTCAAAGGAATTACTCAGACTAGGAATTGGATATTAAATAATATAGAGGATGAGTGGCACGTTCAGGTTGATGACGATGCTTTAAGCTTTCATAGATTTGAGAAAGGTAAAATGCAAACATTTATAGATCCTGAGAGAATAGAAAAAATAATTGATAATCAATTTAATTTGTGTAATGGATGGGGTTTGAAGGTTTGGGGATTTGCTTTAGCAGCAGACTATAAATTTTACAGAGAATACACTCCTTTCAGCACTCAGGGGGTTATTGGTGCTAACATAATTGGTATAATAAAAAATGACATCCGATTTGATGAAAGATTAAAAGTAAAGGAAGATTATGACTACGCTATGCAACATATTGCAAAATATGGAGGAGCATTAAGATGTATGAAATATGGAATAGATGTAATACACTTAACTAATGAAGGTGGCTGCGTTGCTTATCGAACAAAGGATGTGGAAATGAATGCTTATAATGTATTGGTTAGCAAATGGGGGAGAAAGATTGTAAAATTACAGAACAATAAAAATTTTCTCAAAATGAAATCGCCTCGAAAAGGTGTTTAAAACTTAGTAATAAAAGTACTTAATAAATGGACAAAACGGACACTATAAAAAAGGCAGTATTAGAATCTTTGGAGAAATCTCTAGGGGTAGTTACTACTGCAGTTAAACAGGCGGGAATTGCTAGAAGTACATTTTACGAATGGTTAAAAGATCCTGAGTTTAAAAAGGAGGTTGATGACATTCAGAACATTGCTCTAGATTTCGCAGAATCACAATTGCATAAACAAATCAGGGATGGGAATACATCGGCTACGATATTCTATTTAAAGACTAAGGGAAAGAATCGGGGATACGTTGAGAGACAAGAATTAACAGGAGCAGATGGGTATCCTACCGAAATCGAATTAAATATTATAAAAACGAATGCGGATTGATACGAACGTAGTTTGTGAGCATTTAGTTAATTCCGATAAAAAAATTACTGTAGAGCAGGGAGGAACGAGATCAGGGAAAACTTACAATATTATTCTTTGGATCATCTTTCATTACTGTGCGAGGAATGTAGGGAAGATTATAACAATTTGCAGAAAGACATATCCTGCACTTAGAACCTCAGCGATGAGGGATTTTATCACGATACTTAGAGAGAAAGGAATATACAAGGAGGAGGATCATAATAAATCCTCTAGCGAGTATCGGTTAAAAGGAAACTTAATAGAATTTATATCATTAGATCAACCACAGAAAGTTAGGGGGAGAAAGCGTGACTTATTATTTATCAACGAGGCTAATGAATTATATTTTGAAGATTGGCAGCAGTTAATATTCAGGACTCAGGAAAAAATAATATTAGACTATAATCCCTCAGACGAGTACCATTGGATTTATGATCGAGTAATAAACAGAGAAGATGCAGACTTTTATCAGACAACTTATAAAGACAACCCGTATCTTGAGGAAACTATTGTTGATGAGATCGAGAGACTTAGAGATACAGACGAGGAATATTGGCAGATATACGGATTGGGAATTCGAGGAATTTCTAAATCAACTATTTTCAGATTCGCAGAAGTGAACACGATCCCTGAGGATGCTAAGTTTTTAAGTTATGGGATTGACTATGGATTTACAAACGACCCTACAACTATTATCGGGGTATGGATTAAGGATTTCGATTTATACTGTAAAGAGTATTTATATCAAACGATGATGACGACGATAGACATTCACAGGAAATTGCAAAGCCTAGGAATTAATAGAGAAATGATCTTTGCGGACTCAGCAGAGCCTAGATTGAATGAAGAACTCAGGAGGATGGGATGGAATATAAAACCTAGTATAAAGGGCAGAGATAGTGTGAATGCGGGAATAGATCTACTTAAAAGACACAGGATTAATATCTCGGAGGATAGTAGTAATATGATACAGGAGTTCAGAAACTATAAATGGAGAGAGGATCGAAACGGAAAAATACTCAACATTCCTGAGGATAAAGCTAACCATACTGCTGATGCGTTGAGGTATGCTACCTATTCGTTATTGAGTAAGCCTAACTTCGGTAAATACGCAATACGATAAAAAAAGTTATAAAAATATTTGGATAATTAAAAAAAGGGTTGTATATTAGTGCTATAATTAATTTAAAATCAATAACAATGAAACAGTACAAAAATGCAATTGACCAAATCATTTCTTTTAAACCATTTCAAGACGCATCAAAAAAATGGTTTATCGCAAGATATGTTGACGGTGAACTTTATGAAACTTATTTAAGAAGTTTTGAAACAAAAGAAGCGTGTCAAAAAAGATGTGACAAACATTTTTATCATTGGTCTCAACAAGTCAGTAATGATGCTTATTTAAACGGATAAAAAATCAGGGGGAGGAAACTCCCCTTTTTAAAATAATATAACAATGAAAAATCAAACACATAACGGATGGACTAACTATCCAACTTGGAAAGTAAATTTAGAAATGATTGATGATCTAGATACTGATCATTGGACAG